GGCCGCCATTTCTGTGGCTTTAGCATACTTGCCTATTCCAGGAACTTCCTTGAATAGTCCTGCAGCAGCTGCCACAGCTGTAGCTTTGGTTGAAAGCGCACCAGGTTCTGAGAACTCGTCTTTGATGGAGGAAATGGGCATAGATGATGGAAGAAAAGTGGTTGGAGCAACCAACTCAACTTCAGTCATGTGTGCAAATATAGTAACTTCCATGGATGTTGTAGAGCCATCGACAGTACTGTACGTTCCAATATTCTCCATTGTAATTGTACCTGGAGTGTACAACGTATCAGTGACAGGGAGATAATTAATATGATACAAAAATGGTAAAACCATGCATCCTCCTCTAGAAGTACAAGCTTCCAGAATTAAATTATGTCGCTGACTGCGCGTAACTTTTCCAGCTTCAGGATCAAGAGAGGACCTATCGTTACCCATATAACAGTAAGAAACCAAAACTTGATTCTGGATGAAAGGAGTTCCACTAACGCGGAATTCCAGATGAAGATTTCCCCTAAACCAAAGGTAGTTGGCTAACTTCCTTTTCACAGCCAAATTATCACGAAATAATGTCCAAGGATCAAAAAGTGTAGAAGTATTAACAGAATTAAAGTCATACTCCAAAATCTTGACTTTCCGAGACAAAAAGTGTTCAATATTGGCATGTTCATCAACTGACTGCTTAAAAGTAGCATCAAAAGAAGAAGTTGAACCAACCATAGCACCCATCGATCCAGAGACATCTAAATTAGTCTGTGTAACCGTAGGGTCGGAGGAGGGGAGAAAAACGAGCTTTGATATCACAGTTTCGTACTCTGTGGGGAAATTATATGGCGTTTCCCAATGCTCTAAGTAGTTGTTAGATTGAACTGATGTTATACTCCCACAAGGCTAGTTAAACCAAAGCGGGTCGCTCTTTTAGGTACTGAAAAGAGATACAGCGATCCAAATTAAAATACGTGTTGGTGGATCAAAGCAACACGCGTCTAGCAGTGGTATGCATGCGCACGATAGAAGAGTCTGGAAAAACTCATCTGTTTACAAGCACCCCACTGTAATTTGACTGATCGCAAGATCAAAAAAGTTGTCATTCGCAACATGAAAAATTCAGCTGCTATTTGACTACGATCCTCAAGCGATCGCCACATATCACGAAAACTTTCAACAATGTACCATTCAAAGCCTTCTGGAAATTCATCCAGAAAATTGCCTACATCAATGAGCGTTTGCTGTTCAATCCACTGAAGTGGATGATGCAAACTAGCAAAGTATGCTACATCTTGCATAAAATCAGGAAATTCTGAGTCATAAAAGTTTTCAGAGTGATACACGGCCCAATCAAGGGTTGAGTGTATAGTCAATCCCCGTTCTTCTAAACGAGGAAATCTAAGTCCGAAGGGAAAATTGGCAAAAGTCTCAGCCACGATCATATCATCAACAATGACCTCGGCAAAAAGCTGAGCTGGGGAAGCGAGGGGAATAATAGATTCTCCATCGTTAATGATTTCACCTTCGGGAAGATAGGGAGCAGAGTATTCTGTCACATAAACCCCTGAACCATTATCTGATTCATGAATAGTGTGAAAGGCAACCGACCACTCCTCTGGTTCTTCATATCTATCAAAAGATGTAAAGTCAATTGTTTCTGACGATGGTTGAAACGTCTCACTTTCCTCCGGTTCCATATACTCCTGTGCGTTACTAATATGCATTAGACGCAATTCAGACGGAGTGTATTGAGCATCTCTGTCCATATAATAAACCGTTGACAAAACGCCAAACCAAAAATCCGAATTCTCAAAATCCGGATTATCAACCGATTCTAAATAGACAGCCCGAAGACCTGGAGAAAAGTTACTCACAACGGATCTCAACTCACGTTGGATACTCAGTACCGTACGTATCTCATCGTCAAAAATCTGATGAGCACGTTGGAAACAGAGATCCCATTCTCTCTCACAAGCAGGGGCAATTGAGTTCTGATATTGACAATAATCCCGATCATTGTTCGCAGATAAAACCATACGGATTTTTCCCACTTCAGAAATATAGTGGAAAGTAGAGAAGAACGGTCCATTAACCACAAACTCCTCTGTCTGGATAGTTTTAGCTGCATGAATAGCAGACCATAAATCAAATGACCACAGTTTGCTACACATGTCAAACCAAGGCTGCCAAGAATGCAGTCCACACGATAAAGAAACAACAATGACTGAGAAGTAGTAAGGGTAATAGTTTCCAGACAGAGAGTACATCGCTGTAACAACGTATAAGACAAAAACATTCCAAGCTAAATGCATCCATGTTCCATTCAACAGAGAGAGTTTCGACCACCAAACATGTGCTGCAGCCCTAAAAAAGGCATGCAACGGAGTGTCGAAGTGAACAAAAACACTCTCATACAAAGGAAGAACAATTGGTGCCCACCAAAAACGTCTTTTAAAGAGCTCCTCATTAAGAGGAGAAATCAAGACAGCTAAAGTAAAAACAAAGTAGGGAAAAGGTGGGAGAGAGGAAGGGGCTTCATACCATTGACAAAGCTCAGAGCTAGGAAGAAATTCTTCTGGCTCAAAGATATCGTCATCAAAACAATTGCCAGAAACAACTGAATCAAATGTCTCCTGCCATCCAAACCAA